TGTTGCAACTCCCGCTAATGCAGTAGTTAAAGTAAATTGTCCTTTAGACTGTCCTTCATCATATACATAAGTATCTATTATTCGAATATCATTATTAATATAAATTGCTGAACCATCATAAATTCCATCTGTAGTATTAATTCCCGCTGTCGCAGTTTCAAAGAACTCCGTAGTTGTAGAACCTACAGTTGCTCCGGTAAAAAATAAATAATTTGATCCTGCGTCTGTAATATTATAAACATCTATCGCACCTTTTACAGAATTCACCTCAATATCATATTGATTAGATCCATCATCCAAAGGCATTCCCGTAGATCCCGTTAATCCTATAGAATTAGCATTTCTTAATGTCTTACAAGGAATATAATTTGGTGTCACAAATTTTAATGCTTCAGCTGCAGTAATTGTATACAAAAACTTCCATTTATAATTATCCAATCCATATTTGTCTTCAATCGCGCTAGCCTCAGTACTAACAGAAGTTGGTACTGAAGTTGATATTGTATTATTAGCATTATCCATACATTTGTATACATTAAAATCTGTAGTCATAACATGCATTGGATTTGCAGTATTAGAATATAATGTATCTACATCCTCCTTATACATCGCATATACTGATCCTGAAGTCCAATTATTTCTTGGTATTACATGTGATGTATATGATTGCGTAACTTTTTTCGCGGCAATCATGGAGTCCCAAGAATCGTGAGTATTTTCAAATACACTATCTCTTGGTGTGGGTGGAACGTTATCATCAGACCATGCCGTTGTATTACCAATATACAAATAAATATGATCATCCAAGGTCATTGAATCTTCAGAACCTGAAACGTCTGATCCGCTCCAATCTATAGTTTCACCCAAACCTTCTCTAAATTGTTTAGCTTGATGAGTTCTAAATTTTCTTGTTACTAAAGCTGGCATTTTTAATTCCTTTATTATAGTCTATGTTTATTTATGTCCGTTTCATAATGGAAATATTCTCCACTCCAAATAATGCAGGAGTCTGTGATGGAGAATATGCCCAATTACCTTGATTAAGTTTATATCTTATATCTTGATCTAAAGTTATTTTTCGAGAAGCTATCGTATCAATTGTATGTAGTTGATAATCTGTCACAAAAATTGGATTATCGACAAAACCTTTCGATGCTCTGCCCTCTAAAGCTAATTCATATGTCTCATCACCCATTAAATCTATTTTTCCACCTCCAGACGCGGTTTCTAATAATACATTTTCATTTAATCCAATATATTGTCTATCAAAAAATACTTCAGTATTAGCAGAATAATTTGAAAATTCTACATTTTGCAAATCATTTGTCAAACTATCAAATCTATAATCACTTATCTTAAAATCTTTATAATATGACCAATATTCTGATGATAAATTATCTATAGTAGATTGAGTAATAAGTTCTTTTGACAATCTAATAATTCTATATGGAACATCATCTAAAACTGTTACTCCTGTATAATCTTTTACTGGTAGCCCATCTACTTGTAATAATATTCCTGTATCTGCAGCGAGGTCAATATTATTTATTATAAATTTTTGATTATTTAATGTTATTGAAGTATTACTAAATTCTGGAAAACCATCTATTTGAACGATATCATTATTACGCAACCATAAATCTGTATCAGTTTTAATTTTAACATAACTTTCGACCACTCTCACTTGTTCCGTGTGTGAAGCTGATGCTGTAATCGGAATTGTGAAAGCTGTGCCGCTAGTTTGAGTTATATCCGCATGAGGAATAATTTTATCATCTATAAAAACTGTTAACGTACTAGGTTCATATGTTTTAGTAAGTGCGTGAGATGTTGCGACAGAACTGATTGTTTCTCCAGAAAGATCAAAATAAGAAGTTTCATATTTTGTTGTAATACCATCATTTGTAACCGCATCTTCTTTTATAAAATATGTCTGACACAAAGACCAAAATCTAACATCATCATATGTTTGTTCTAAAGGATTTTCATGCATTATATGTTCTGTGGTCGTCGTATGCTTAACTTCACACTTATCTGCCTCGCTTAACCAAACTCCGTCAATTCTTTCATCATCTGATCCTGTTGTCCATTCAATATAAGTCGTTGTCTGAGGAACCGGCACTTGAAAAGGTATATCAAAAATCAATCCAAATTCTCTATCTACTAATGGATCAGTTTTAAACAATGACATATCTAAAACTGCGCTCATAGCTACTTCACCAAACATATTTAATCCAGCCGGATGAATTGTATTTAAAATTAAATCTCTAAAAAGTTCAACTGATTTATCTGATTGTATAACATAAGAAAAATCTTGATAATATACACTATCCTGAATCTTCTTTTGTGAACTACATTGACCATCCGCTCCCGAATAAAATCCAGGATAATATCTAACAGAATCCATAATGAGTGTGGCATTAGCAAGACCATCTCCAAAACCAGTAAAATCAAATGTTGGCGGAACTGGAGTTCCCCATTTATCCGTACCATATCCTGTTCCAGGATTATCAATACGTACTGATGTAACACCGCCGCCCATAGTATCAACAACAAATACCGCATCCTGTCCTATAGGATAAGATCGACCACCAGTTGAAGGATATCCATTAGTTTCTATGTAATTAAAATTAGTATCTATTGAAAGAGTTGGCGTTGCTTGATAACCTTTTCCATATTCCATTATTTCTATAGTTTCAATTTTACCTACCGTAACATCTGAAAATGTAAGAGATTCTAACGTTGATGTATTAGTATTTGAGAGAAATGTGGGAGTGTGTCCCACATTAGCAGAAATTCCCCCATAATCACCATTTATTGCAACGGAATTTGTATATGGATGATCACTTTCAATTTCAGAAATTAATGTGGGAGTAAATGCAAATCCATCTCTTCTAAAAGCATAAACAGTATCGTCTGTAGTAAAAGCTAGACTTGTATCTGAAGATGAATTTGCGGTTGATGCGTATCTAATAACCGTATTGCTCAATACTTCAACTACAACTCCTCTTTTTGTTGATTGGGTCGCATTATTTTGTATGAAATAATTTGAAAGTAAAAATTCCTCTCTTATAGGAATGTCTGTTTCTGAAGAGAGCGTCATAACATGAGTATTCGCTAATTCAAAAATCTTTTCATTACATTTTTCTACGGTAGAAAGTGCAAATGGATCTAATTCTGTAACTTTTGCTCTCGCACTCTCCGTAGGAAGTGATAAAGTATTATCAAAATCTACCCAATCTCCTACTTGATACCCCTCACCTTTGTTTATTCTAAGTAAACTTGTGACTTGATCCTCTGTAGTACTGCCGACTTTTGCTATAGCACCTACTCCAACTCCACCAATTAAAGGAATAATTTCTTCTTTTGTATATTGTCTACCCTCAGTAATCATAGTGGTTGTATTTGCGTTTGGATTAGAAGAAACCATTCCCAAAACTGCAGAGTTTGCATAAGAACCATCATCACTCAATGAGGTTGCGGTAACTGTTTCACCTATCTTAAAATTTCCAATTTGATTTTTTAAATATAACTCTGTAACATACGTAGTAGATACTTTATTAAGAGATAATGAAGTTATAAATGCGCTTGATCCAGTAATTTGCCCTACTATAGTTCTACCTAAAAATTCACGATTTGTAAATTCATCATTAACATGTAAGGTTATATTTCTAATCCAATCTCCATGAGAAGGTTTGAGCATATCAACTTTTGGATAATAAAATTGTACTTGTTCTGTTGACAATGCTGCTCTAAAGAGTGTTTGAAATGATCTTTCATTACCCTTTTCCATGTAAACTTCTTTAATTTTCCTTGCAAAGATTTTTTTATCAATATCTAAATCTTCTGGCCAATTTTCAAAAAATTCATATCTAAAATTATAAAATAAATCATTATTGGGAGATGGAAATTCACTCCAATCAAGAGCGACCTTCGAGGCATTTAACGGATTTCTTCTATAATGATGTATTGTTCCTATCGCGCCACTATCACCAGTTATAGTTTCGCCCGCTTCAAATATTACATTATTCGTTTGTGACACATACAAGTATACTCCGGTTCCTAAATTCGTAGAAGTATCTATTGATAATATCTTAGCAGTAGCACTGTTCGTATCACTTGTAATTACTTCTCCCTCAGAAAATGCACCAGTATTCGCGCTAAGATGTACTTGAATTGATTCTAAAAATTGATAATAGCTTTTTAGAAATTGAACAAACATCGGGTTTTCATTTCGAAAACTCACAGGAAGCTGATTTTCTACAATACAAGATAAATTATTATTAACTGTTGCCATTAAATTTCACTTTAGTATGTTGTTGTCGTGGTTGTTGTTGAATTTGCAGTAACACTTCTTCTTTCTAAAATATTTACGTCCGTAACATTAATTGTAATATCACTATCTAAAATTTGAAAAATTTGTTCTCTTACTGGAATCATATCCGCCTCAACTGGTTCAAAATATATGTTAACAATATTATTTGTAATGGCACTTGGTGCAAAAGCTACCAATGTTACTTGTCCTGTAGAATAATCGATAGATCCAATACTATTTCTTATTATAGTTTTTATAGTACCCACCAATCTATAAACTCTTATAACACCATTATAATCCTCCAACTTACATCCACTATACTTTGTACCTGCTGTGTCTGCATATGTAAAACTTGAACTAGATATGGCACCCAAATATCCATCAAATGGATGTGCTATCGCATTATTAAAATAAAATCTATAAGTTATCGCAGTAAGCAATGAAGGAATAAATGATGTATAAATTTTAAGTGACATAAGACTATTCTTAATAGAATCATCTGATTTGTCTATTTTTGTCAATAGTTTTGAAAATTTAAAATTAGTATCAAATAGTCTTAAATCTGTACTATTATAATTCTGTATTGTAGTTTTTACTTTTGCCGCAATCGCTGATGAAGATCCTGTAGTTGAAGCTGAATCATATTTTACTGTTACTGTTGGTTGAATTTTATAAATGATTGGGTCAACTATTACTGGTTCAATTGCTACCATTTTTCTGTCAGACAATAAAGCTATAACTGTTTTTCTTTGTGCCGTTGTTAATAATTCCGCACCCTTTGGTTTTATCGCAATATATACTTTACCATAGACAGGAGTTGCGGAAGTTTCTCCTCCCCAAGACTGTAAACTTTCTGCATCTGGAAAATTTGCAAATATTAATGCTTTATAATCTTCTACTGTTACTGCTCGTCTTTGAGAAGAAAAAGTTTTTGGTGCATTAAATTTTATTGATTCAATTGATTCTCTTTCCGCTCCACCATATGCCGCAGTTGAGGTTGATATAGAAATATTATCAAATCCCCCTACCGCATCTAATGCTTTAAATACTGAAGCTCCATTAGGACCTGCTCCGTTACACATTAATGCTCTAACTTGAATTTGATTTCCGTGTGTTAACGCTCTTCCAATAGATCCGTCACCAAATTGAATTTCATATCTACCATTAGACACTTCTGAAGTAAAATATATATTTGCTGTTCCTGTTACAGCTGTAAAATCTCCCGCCTTTTCATATGTATATGATGTCGATTCAGATGAAGATATTTTAACAGTAACTTCTGCTGTCGATATATCTACATTCGAATTTGGTAACACAAATCTTTGTTCTGTATCTGAAGTATCTTTAGTAAATGTATATACTGTAGGAACTCCTTCTCTTACGTCTAATTGTCTTACAAAAGAACCAGATAAATTTTTATCTATTTGATATGCTCCTGTTGTAGCGAATACATATTGTTTTCCTTTAACAATCGATTGAAATTTTGTAAATTTGTCAACTGTAATGAAAGAAGGAGATCCTGTCGGTATAACAGTAACATTAATTTGTGCAGATGCTCCAACATGAGATCTTGGTGTATAGTTTAACATTGCGGCTTTGGATGCAACTGAATTTCTTATAGAAGCACTGCCTAAATACATTTCATTCGCTATCATATTTAAATAAAATGAGTTATAGTGTGTATTATAAGCCAAAACATTAAGAATCGTATTTATTCCTGAAGCGGTAAAATCATAACCAGCAAAAACTGATTGATTACCTAAAAATGATTTTAGATTATCTTTAATTTGATCAAAATCTAAATCTGTTACATCTAATTTCTCTGTTGCCATTTTATTCTACTTCCAAAAATTCTGTAATAGTTATTGTTATTGGTTCTTTAACTGGTGTAACTGTAATTTGGACACTGTATCCATTTTGATCTGGTCGTGGAATACATTCAATACCTTGAAGTTCTACTATACCACCACCATTCTCTATAATTGCATCTGTAATAGTATTTTTAATTGCTTGTGCAGTAACTTCATTAACCATTTCAAACAAATGACGCTCAACATCACAATAAAATGTTTCATTAAAAGGAACTTCATATTGTCTTGTTTTTAATAAATGTTTTATGCCCTGTGAAATAGCTTCTATTTTATCTTTAATAAGAACGTCCCCTGTCACAGGATCTTTCGCAAAAGATAAAGAAACGTCATTAATCGTTACATTATAAGCTCCGGAGCGTAAAGCCTTCTCTAAATTAAAATCTCTTTCTGTTGATGAAAACGTATATGCCATAATACTAATATTTATAAGTTATCCAGCTAATCCAGACGCCTCTATTATGTTTCCTACTGCTGTGGCATCTGGCCCTCCGGAAAATAACATTAATCCGTATGTAAAATCTATATTTTCTGGTGGTGGATTGCCAGCGCTGGTTAATGCTTTCCTAACTCTATCCGTTCCTCCAATCGCAGGAGGAATGAAAAGAAAATATATTCCAGCATCAACAATTCCTATCTTTATTAATTCTAAAAATTCTTCCATCATTTTTAATATTTTTTCTAATTTTGGTATAAGTTTTTCTTCAATAAATTCAATCAATTCATCTATTTTTTTAATTAATCCTGAACCCAATCCCTTTAATCCTTCTAAAAAGTCTATTAATTTTTCTAAGATTGGTCTAAGATCAGGTAAAAACTCTTCTACTTGCATACTCCCAAAATCAGGATACACAGATTCAGGTAGATCTTCCTTTTTAAGTGTGTTCTTATTAATCGCCTGAACAGTACAAACTCTTGGTGCGGGAAGTTTCTTGGAGCCTGA